CCGGACCTAAAGAGCAAGTCAGCATATATTTCGCCAAGGTTAGTGGTCATTATGGGTATACTTCAATTTTAAAGCTGGCTCCACTTAACAACGTGTCTGTTGCAACACCAGCAATTGTGGTGGTGATTCTTACGTTGTTGGCACTCGTTCTTTGAGCGGTAACAATCGAATCGTTTGCTGCTCCTTGAGTTATTATTGATATAGTCTTATTTGCGGTGAATTGTCCCAAGCTCACCACATTGTAAACACCCGCTGAAACACGAACAATACCTGTGATATTGATCTCATCAAGTATTGTTGTTACAACTGGATCAAATGTTCCCGATTGACTAAGAACAGCAGCGTATGTTTTAGGTGCTGACTTCTCAATAATATTTCCAATCGAGTCAACCATCAAAGCATATTCATACGTTCCAGTAAATGTTCCAGATCCGTATTCAGATAAACGAACTGCGCCATCTGAAAAAATAGACATTCTAACTTGTTCTCCAAGAGCGTCTGTATTGCTTATGTCTATTTGACTTTCTGTGTTTAATACATCTTGCCATTTAGCGGAAATCTTACCTACAAACGATTCATTGCTGGATGTGTCCTCTGCCTTGAAAACAATTGAAGAACCTAATCCATTTCCTCCAACGGTATTGCTTCTATATCCAACCAAGGTTATGGTGTCTGTAACTGAGTTAGTAACAGACCCTTTCTTTGCTTTCAATATACCATCTACGGTCAAGCTATATGCTCCCGTTGTTATATCGGTGTCCTGAATAAGTGGTCCACCTAATTGAACGTTGTTCAGTGTTTTGGTAAGTCCATTATCCGCAGTAAATACAGCATCATTTTGAATGGTTGTAATGTCTCCTTGGATGGTAGTGATGTCTCCTTGGATTGTTGTGACGTCCCCTTGTAGAGTGGTTACATCCCCTTGTAGGGTAGTTACATCTCCCTGTAGATTGGTTACATCTCCTTGTAGGATGGTTACATCTCCCTGTAGAGTCGCAACATCATTCTGAAGGTCTATGATATCCTGCATTATGCTAGATGCAGCAGGACTTGTGTTTTGAACCCAAATGTATTGGTTCTCATCACAACACCCACAATCACACCCAGAAGCATCCAATTGCGCCTCAATCTTTGCGACTGTTGCGCGGTACTCATCCATTTGACCGCAAGACTTATAGCTCTGAGCCTCTGTGTAGTAGATCAAAATATTGTCCACATACACTTGGTACTTGCTAATCTTGTTGCGAAGCAACTCTGCCTCGTGAGCTGCGCGAAGATTCTCCAAGCAATCGTTCAGTCCGCAAAGACTTCCAATACAGCTCACCTTGAATTCTTGAATGCTGCTCGCAGTGTATACGATGATCAGTCCATCATTTTGGACCTTTTCAATTTCTTGTGTTAAAGTCACGCTATATGTTCCCGTCGCCAACTCATTGTTGGTGTATGGAAGAGATGTGACCGTGATGACTGGCTCGTTAGTCCAGCTTGGGTAGTTAATCTCAGCGGTTAGGCTGTTGATTGTTATACCCGTGGTGTTCGTTTCGTTCGAAACAGTAAACGTACCGAAATCGCCATAATCACAATCAGCCACCAAAGCTGACTTAGCCTCAACCAAATCGCATCCCGCATATACCCAAGAAAATCCAGAAAATTGTTGAGTGACCGACACGCTTCTTACGGCTCCTAGTGTCGATCCTACCGTTTCGTCAATAGTTACATATAAGTTTCCAGCAATGTCCTCAGCATCTGTGATGGTTGCGCCACCTGGAAGATCAACCGAAACCGTAATCTCAGCTCCAACCGTAAACCCTTGGTAGTTCGCGCCCAATGATGCAAGAACAACTTGATCTGGAGCATTTAATGCCGCCGTGGCTGAAAAAGCAAAATCAACCGTGTAAACGGCTGTATAGTTTCCGTTTGCAACCTCTCCGTTGACATCAAGTTCGAGGTCAAACAATGGAGTGTCAGTACCCCCACTCGCGAGGTTAATCGCAAGGGGGGATGCTGGCAATAAATCTCCTTGAAAATAAACTGCGACACTTCCCGTCGCTCCTAGCGTGTTAACGTCAACGCCGATAGCGTTGTAGTCAGTAGTGTCTGTGAAAAACCCCTTCTTCTGCGTTAAATCCAGGGTTAGGGAAAGTGTGCTTTGCATTTTATTTTACAGTTTTCTCAGTTTTCCAAGTAACTCCTCGTTAACCTTTAGGTGGTCAATGAGGGTAAATACAGCGTCGTCTCCAGAAGACTCAAAGAAGGCATTCTTTAAGAACTTTGTGCCGTCGCCTCTTCTGTCGCGAATATACCACTTTCCGTCCATATTCTTGATTAAATTCTCCTCAGAAAGGCGATTAATTAATTCATGAACGGTCTCTTGTGTTTTTTCCGCAACAACTTCAGTACGCTTTGGCTTTGATGTTCCAAGGATCTCAAACGCATTGCGACGGAAGGTTTCGCTTCCACGCTTGATTGCGTCATAGAGTGAAACACGATTCTGCTCCTCGTTTTTCTGATCCTTCATCGCAAGACCTTCAATAGCCTTCAAGATTGTGCTATATGGAGTATCGAAGTAAATCAACCCCTCCAAATCACGCTCCTCACGAGCCTTGTCAATCTTAGCCTTGGCCACAACATCTGGACGATCATATTCATACCACTGCTCCGGAGATGGGAACGCACACTTATTGCCCTCAATAATTGGGCACATATAGTGAACGTAAAACAATAAATCCTTTTGCGTTGGTTGAATAACCATTCCGTGACTGATTGTAACTCGATTGGATGGGTAAGAGAATCCTAATCCATTTCGACCCTGTCTCGGAGGTTGGCTTGAATACTGAAGGTGAATCTGATCCCCAAACTCTGGATCAACAATGATTCCCTGCGCTTTTCTTGAGTTTCCTTGAGGTGGCTCAATGTACAGGCGTGGTTCGCTGTCGTGGCTGTTTGATGCAACCTTGTAACTTCTACGCATCTTAGACTCTTTGATTTTAATTCGGACAGCTTTGCCCTTGAAGAAATCTGGGAAGTCCTCCCGCATTTGGTCTTCCGCCCAGTCTGGGATGAAGAACTGTTGATTGGTGCTTATATCGAAAAGCATAACGTATTGGTTTTAAAAAGGGGGCGACATTGCCCCCTTTTATCTTAAGTCTAAAACGATTAGTTGATAAACATACCGTATTTGTTTGCGTTGATGAATTTGAACGCAAGTTCAGATACGATGTGAATTCCAAGCTGCCATACATCGGTCTTGTTAGCCGCTGCACGTCCACCAGTTTGCCACATATTCATGAAGGCTCCTGGCTTATGGCACAGACGGATATACTTACCCATGTTACCCAAACCGTCATCAACACCACCTTGTGAAAGTGGCAAGAACACAGCGTAGTCAGCCCAAGTTGAGCCAGTTGTGTTGAAGGTTTGTGGGTTGTCAAAGATACCCATACGAACAAGTCCGAAGTTCTTGTTGTTGAACACCAATGTATTGAATGAATAAGTAGACTTCATCAAGTCAGCGTATGCACCCTCACCCCAGAATGTCTTCTCCATTTGAACTTTGTTCAAAGTGATGTTAGCATTCTTGTTGTAGTCAAGCATATTCTTCTCGATTTCAGCAGATGTGTTAACTGTGGTCCATACCATGTAGTTCTTAATTGACGCGTCTTGAGTTGTCAATTTAGCCTCCAAAGCATAGAAGTCAGTTTCATCCGGATTACCACCTGTAGATTCAGTCTGACCGCTAGACAAAATTGTTGGGATCAAACCTTCAGTTGTTTGGAAAGAAGTGGATGAAGCCAGGTTATTGTCTGTTTGACCAGCCAAGAAAGTGTTCACGATAGCAACTTGGTGCTCACGCTGCAAGTAGATAATGTCGCGTGAGTTAGAGTATGGAGTCTGAACTCCGTTCTCCAACTGAGAATACCAAAGTTGGTTGTAAAGAGATTCAGAGCTAGACAAACCGTCGTGGCGCATTGTCTGCAATTTAGCAGTGTGCAATGTGTCGAAGGTGAATTTAGCAGCCTGTGCTCCAGAGTTTTCCTTCACAGAAACACCAACGTAGAAGAATTTGTCTCCATCAGCGATTGAAGTAACTGTGGTGCTCAAAACAGGATTCAGAACCAATGAGTTTGCGGCAGGCTTAGAGGTAACTTGATAAAGTTTTCCGCTAACCGCGTGACGCCAAATCTCATTAGCAGCAGGCCAAGAGTATTGAGTTCCACCAATTGTCTGAACGTCTGTGGCGTCCAAAGTCACTGTCACAGGCGCTCCAGCGAGTCCAGAAACAGCTCCATCAACTGTGAAAGGAACCTCTTGACGAGTTATTTCAAACCAACGAACCATTGGCTGCTTCGCGATTTCGCGGTTACCAATTGCGTTCATGATCTGGTTCATTGCATCCCAATATTCGTCACCGAATGGAAGGTAAGCTACTGCGTCGAAGTCATCTTTAAGAGCGTCCCAGTTGTTCTGGATACCGCCATAGGTCATCCCCGTTGACGTTGACAACGGATTGATGTTTATACCTGGTGTAAATGCCATTTTTTTAGTTTTTTAATTATTCAACTTTCTTTAATTGTTGCGACGGAAGAGGTAATCCACGCTCCAACAAATCTCGTTGTGCAGGTGTTAAGTTCTTCGCGTCGATGTCCGTTTTGCTCACTCGGTTTACCGTCTTTGGCTGACCATTGTAAACATCACGAACCGCCTTCTTCTCTGCTCCGGCTGAAAGCGACTTCGCTATCTGGACCCCGAAATCTCCACTCTGAACCTTATGAGTCAAGATCTCTTTTACCATCCAATCGCGTAGTCCCTGCTTTCCTTCCTTCGTGTTAGGGTCAAAGGCACGACCTAAAAAGCTGACAACCTGCGAGTTCAAGATGGCGTCAAGTTCTTCGTTTGAAACTTTTAACGATACCTCATTGTCACCAAACTTGTACGGGACCTCCTTGATTGTTTTGGCGTAAGATTGTACTTCGCCAATTGCCAAGGATTGTCTTTCCGCATAGGTTTTTTCCGCCTGGCTTTTTAATTCTTTTGCAAATGTATATGGATTTTTAACATTTTCAACTTCTTTCTTAAAATTTTGTATTGACTCAATTGCGTCAATAGCGTCTGACTTCATCAATGCGGTGGCATAGTAGTCACCCGCTCCAATGTTGTACTTCTCACGCAACGCTTCCTCAATCGTTTCCTTGCCAAGTTGTTTGAACTTAGAAGGGTTCTTGATTGCCTCGTGAATGACAAGCGCCTGGAGCGGATCTTCCATCACCTTCTCTGCGTCAATAGACATAAGGTCTTTAGCAATAGATGGCGTCAAACCCTTCTTGCCAAATGCAACCATTGTCTTGGCCTCATCAATCCCTGCGTAGGGATCCTCTGCGTCTTGAAGCAAGGACAAACCCTCTTGGATTTCCTTTTCTTTAACTTCAATCTCAGATAAGCGTGACTTGTAGCTTAATAGTTCCTCAACTCCGGACTTTAACGAATCTTCATTCTCAAATCCATACGTTGCATACCAAGGCTGATCCTGTGCGGACTCTTGGTTTTCTACTTGATTTTCTACCTGGTTTTCTGCCTGATCGTTTTGTGGCTCCAAGTTTTCGTTTGTTTCTGTACTCATATTCTACCTGTTATTTCGTTTCCTAGTTCTGACTCAAGCTTTGCCTCAAGTTCAATCGCATCAAGTTCTTGCTTGGCCTTGATTAACTGAATTTGGTAAGCTCCATCGTTCTTCATTTTCTGAATCTGCATCTGCTTCATCAACTCAACATTTGCCTTCTCACGCTCCAAGTTAATGGCCATCTGAGCCTCCATCATGATGGTCTCTCTTCTAGCCTGCTCTGCTGCCATTGCTGATTGCTGTTGTAGCTGAGCGTTCTGAATCATTGACTGCTGTGCGTACTGCTCTTCGCGTTGACGCGCCTCATTCTCTTCAACCGCCATAAACCAAACAGCCTCATCCACATCATCGTTCTTTAACAACTGAGCAATGCGCTCGATGCTAGAAGGGCGGAGCATAACTGATCCATCCTTTGTTGGGATCTGAGACATTTGGATTGCACGTTGAAGAATCATTCCCTTCTCCTTCTCATTTGGAAGTGCGCGGGTGGTGATGGCGAGTTGGTCAAGAGAAAGTCCCTTGACCTCGTCTAATGAATCAATCATGTACTCACCTATCATGTTACTGTAAAACTCTCTAATCTTCTCGTCAAACTCAATATCAATACGAGCCTGGTGGATTATTTTTTCAGCAACCTTCTGCTTGAATATTCTCTCAGATTCGCGGAGTGGCCAGTTTGCATGGTTACCCGCGATGTAGTCCTGTTCTACAACACCAACCAAACGCTCTGCGCTTTGGTCTGGACTTGCGGCCATCGCGTCTGGAATACCCATCAGATCCTTGACCATCATTTGGATGTTCGCGATTTGCTGAATCCATTCCGCGCCTTGTGGGCCTAAACCGTTATCCATCTCAGTCACTGGCTGAGAAACGTACTTACCGGATGCTGCGTTGAACTTTGTTGCAACGACCTGAATACCATTCTGACGGTGTACGTGAATCAAATCAAACAGATCATATTCAACTCCACCAATCTTAATGTTGGCAGATTCGCTCACGTCAATTCGGTATCCCTTTGGTGCTGCTGCCCATACGGCTGCACGTAACTTCAAGATAGCAAACATCAAGTCGTCAAGGAGACCCTTAACACTACGGGTCGGTGACTGACCTCCAATTCTATGAACGACATAAGAACTCAAAGGTGTGAGTCCCTTCTGCATTTGATTTGGCTTCTTGCGCCACTCGTAGATCATGTCCTGACCAGTTCCCGAAATGATGTACGAACCCTCGTACCAATAGTTACATTGGAACTCGTCGTAGGTTTCATTTGGGTTCTTTTTCTTTTCCTCGACAGGCTTATTGTTTCTGAGGTAGGTGACGTAGCCGTGCTTGTTTTCGCGTTCTACAAATTGCTTGTAGTCGGTTGAAAGGTATTCAAACTTAAGTACATACACCTTGAAGTCCATCCAAACCCATCTGTTGGTTGTTGGGTCCTTCTTCTCAAATGCCCACTGTGGAAGACTTG